AAACAACCTTGTTACTGCTGCCACGCAGACTACCGACCGCAAGAACGTCCCAATGCTGGACCGGGACTTGCACCGAAATATTACGAGCTTCGGGCGGCGGGTGCTTCTGACGTTGGGGCGATACCTGTATTGGAACGTTGGCGCGGTGCGCGGTGCCGTGAAGGAGATCGCGCGACTCTCAGCCGCTCACTATATCCCGCAGTTTGAAGGCGCAGACCAGACTTGGGGCGAGCAGGTTGAAAACTGGATGCGCGAACATGACAAGATCATCGACGTTCGCGGAGCCCCATTCAATATGCAGACATACCGGAAGAATCTGGTTATCTCCCTTTTCCGCGATGGCGACCGGGGCACACTGCTGACCGAAACCGCGAACGGCTACCCGCAAATCCAAACATTCCCGGCGCATCGGGTCGGATGCCTGAACAATGAAACCATTGTAACCAGCGGCCCCTTCGACGGTGCGCGGATTATTGATGGCGTAATCCTCAACGACTACGGTGCAGCGATTGGCTACCGGATTCTCGATGAAAACGGGGCGAATGGTGGTGGGACATACAAGGACGTTTCGGCGCAAAACTTCTTCCTCTCCTTCATCCCTGAATCTGATGACCAGTTACGCGGACTGAGCGAAATCGGCCTGAGCGCGTTTAACTGGCAGGATGCAGACGACGCCCGGAAGTTTGAACTCCTCTGCCAGAAGCTTGCGGCGTCCATCGGACTAATTGAGGTATCGGAAGATCCAGACGCAAATTCACAGCAAGGTCTTATCCAGGGGGCCACATATAACAGTGACGGCAGCAAAGCGACCCATGCTGTTGAAACCGTAGACGGGATCACTGTGCGCAGATTTAAGGCAGGAACGGGCAGCGAAATGCGAGCCATGATCAACGATCGGCCAACCGCGAACCAAATGGCTTTTCGGGATGACGTGATCCGCGAGGCTTTGCACGGCATCGGCTGGTCTTTCGATTTCAGCCTAAACCCAACGAAGGTTGGGGGCGCTCCTATGCGCGTTGTAGTGGAGAAAATCAACCGGCGCGTTTCGGAAATTCAAGATGAAGGAATCCGACCAGCACAGATCCGGATTGATGGCTTCCGGGTGGCAAAGGTCATGGACAACCCGGAGCGAACTGACAAGAAGCTGATTCTGTTCCCCTACAACCCTGAGTGGTACCGTTGGAGCTACCAAGGGCCAGGGGAGGTTACAGCCGACAAGAAATACGATTCCGACGTTGACGTTCAAGAACGCCGCACTGGCTACCAAACACTTGCGGAGGGGTGCGCGAGGCGTGGTGGCTATTGGCGGGATAAACGCGTTCAGTCCCAGCTCGAAACAGATGATCTACTTACCCGCGCAGGCGAACTCGCGAAAAAGCACGGAGTCACAACTGAGCTTGTCTTAACCCTCATGGAATCACCGACGCCAAACGGGGTGCAGAATCAGCAACCGCAGGAACCAGCAGCAAAGGGGAGCGAAGAATGAAAACCGAATTTTTCCAAGCAATCAGTGGAAAGGTGGACCGGGATGCAGGCTTAATCCGTGGCGTTTCTGTTATTACCGAGGGGGAAGCATTAGGGCACCCGTTCAAAGTGGACCGAACCACACTGGAACAGGTTAAGCAGTGTGCTGACACCCATGCAGGCGGGGTGCGCGTGAAGGTTGATCACGGCACCGGGTTTGATGCCATCGTTGGGAATCTTCGCAATTTCTTTATCGATGGGAACCAACTACGCGCCGATCTGCACATGGTTAAGTCTCACGAAAGCTACCCCGTCATCATGGAGCTTGCCGAGACGCAGCCGGAAACTTTCGGACTCTCCATTTCCTTCACCGGCAAACATGAGGTAATCGACGGGGTTAAATTCGCCCGATGCACCGAACTCTATTCAGTTGATCTAGTCGATATGCCTGCCGCGAATCCTTCCGGCCTATTCTCTGCCGTTGACTCTCCAGCAAAAGTAATGATTGATTTTAAATCTTTCTTTTCCGAGCTGCGAAGCTTCAACCGCGAAGAGGCTGACAAGGCGCTGGCCGCAGTTCAATCCGAGGTATCCAACCTCAAAACACAGCTTTCTCAAAAAGATTCCGATTTGGCAACGGCGCTAAAGACCGTCGATGAACTTAAGTCAGCTTTTGAAAAACTGAAGGCCGACCACGCGGCAGAACTCAAAGCGAAGGATGAGCAGGTCGAAACGCTGGCTTCCGCAAAAGCCGCCGCAATCACTGCCGCGCAGGGTCAGCCCCCTCTGGAAAACAAACCCAAGGAAAACGCCACCAAAACAGAGGCGGACAAACCAAAACTTTTCGGCTTCGCCAGGGTGCAAGCCGCCATCCGCGAACAACTCCAGAACCAGAAATAATTTATGGCCTACTCTTACTTAACGATGCTGGACATTGCCAAGAGCAATGGCAGCGATCAGACGGTCGGACTGATTGAGGAAAACCTGAACGCAGCGCCAGAACTCGAAGTTCTCCCGGCGCGGTCGATTGCAGGAACATCCTTCAAGACCCTGGTCCGCACCGCTTACGGATCTGGTGCTTTCCGCGCAGCCAACGAAGGCAGCGAGCCGGTCAAGTCCACATACGTGAACAAGACTTTTGAGGCGTATTACTATGACCTCCAGCTTGAAGTTGACAACGCTATTGCCACCGCCGACGAGCAAGGCCCGGAACACGCGCTCGCGATGGAAGCGGACGGCGGAACACGCGGCTACATGCTCGATATCGGAACACAGATGTGGTACGGCACCAACGCCACGCTTGGAGATGCCAAGGGATTCCCTGGTGCCTTAGGTGTTGTGGATTCCTCGCTTGTGATTGACGCAGGCGGAACCACTGACAACGTGTCAACCTCAGTGTGGGCCGTTTGTGCAGCCCCAAAATTCTTTGAGTTGATTTTCGGTCGCAGTACCGCCCTGGCAATGGGTGAATGGCGCAAGCAGACCATCACCCGCAGCAGCAAGGAAATGACCGCCTACAAGAACAGCTTGGAAGGTTGGGTTGGCGCTGCGTTCTACAGCAAATACGCTGTGGGCCGCATCAAGAAGCTGACAACTGACAGCGGCAAGGGTTTGACTGACTCCCTTCTTGCCCAGTTGTTCGCCGCATTCCCGGTTGGGGTAAAACCCACTCACCTGTTTATGTCTCGCCGCTCTCGGCAGCAACTCCAGATTTCGCGCACCGTCACGCTCCAGGGCAGCGGTACCAGCCGACCAAATCAGGCGACTGTTGCCCCGATTCCTACGGAATATGACGGCGTGCCGATCATCGCAACAGATTCGATTCTCAACACCGAAACTTTAGCTCTGTAATCTCTATGGCCAACGAATTTGCAAGAAACATTCAGGATGCCAGCCTTAACCCAGCCACGTTCGCTCTTCCGACCACTATTGCGACGGCTGGATCCAAAACCTCTGCCGCCGTTGACCTCGGCGCTGACACTTTCAAACCTGCCAATTTCGAGGTTGAACTACTGGTGCCAACCCTTTCTGATACCATCGCACCGTCGGGATCGACTGCGGGCGTGACGTATTCCATTGAGTCCAGCACAACCAGCACTTTTGCAGCGGTGGCCAGGACCATTGTGAGCAAGAACCTGGTCGGCACCGGATCGGGTGTGGCGCAGACTGCACTTCGCACTCGAGTTCCTTCCGACTGCGAACGCTATATCCGCGCAAGGGTTCTGCTCGGCACGACCTGCACCGATGCGTCGGCTGTCTCTGCAACCCTGACTCTCCGCTTTTAGTTCATTGGCTCATGTTTGGGTTCACCCCGGTGCTTCTCCCGCCGGGGTGTTTTTGTTTATGACAATTAGCTTGTGCATGATTTGCGGGAATGAGGAGGCTATCATTCTTCGCTGCCTCGAAAGCGCGAAAGGCGCATTTGACGAGCTTTGCATTGTCCGCGCTATCGGCAGCCGTGAACCGGACGAAACCATCCGCCTTGCTGAAAAATGGTGCCAGGACAACGGCAAACGCTTTCAGGATGACGAATACAAGAACCTCAAACCGTTTCCCCATGTGGATAATTTCGGGGCAGCAAGGCAACTGTCTTTTGATTTGGCTACCTGCGATTGGTGCCTGTGGTTGGATTGCGACGACTACCTTGACGAGATTAACTGCCGGCGGATTCGGGAAGCTTCCGAACATGCTGAATTTGACTCCTATTTCTGCACCTACCTTGTCGAGAAGCAGGGTGCAGAAATTGAGCGGGAGCGGCTAATCAAGCGCGGGGCAGGCCGATGGAAAAACGCCATCCATGAAACTTGCGTGGTTGACCCAAAGAAGGCCGCGCACGTCCCGCAGATTTGCGTTTACCACTCCGACCACAAACACAAGCACCATTCCAGCGCAGCTCGAAACGCGGCCATTCTGGAAGGCGTTTTAGAAGATGCGCCGAGGCACTATTTTTACCTCCAAGCGGAATTGAAAATGATGGGACGGAAAGAGGAGGCGTTGAAAGCAGCGAAAGCAGCCCTGGTCCTAATTGGCGATTCTGAACCTGAATGGCGCTACAACGTGCTTCTGAACCTTTCCGAACTGGAGCCAGAACGCACGCGGGAGCATTTGCTTGAGGCTGCAAAGGCCCAACCGCACAGGCGCGAGGCTTTTGCTTACCTCTGCCAGAAAAGCCTGATAGACGGAAACGTGAGCGATGCAATCAGCTATTTCAGACTGATGGACTCCCTGCCGCTTCCCTCCCCGCTGCCGTGGACACATCAAGGCATCTGGTACGGCTGGGCTCGGAATTTCCTTAAGGTTCGGGTGCTGCGTGCGAGCAATAACCCAATGGCGGAAGCTGAACACCAAAACTTTCTGCAGGATCCTGAATATGCTCGGGAGGTTGCGGAATACGAACAAAGGATCGCCGCATGAGTTTGATGGACTCCGAACTGCAACAGGGCCTGTCCGATCTCGAGCGCGACCAGTCTGACGATGGAACGCCGCCGCAATTCACATGGGCAGGCTATGTTTTTCCTTGCGTCGTCAGTACCAAGAAACGCGGCAGCACGGTTGAAATAGGAGGTAAGGTTATCTCCTTCGACTTTTCGATCCGAGTGCGCTTGAACGCTGTAGCAACAGACGAAACAACGGTATTTTCCGATGTGGTGCAGCCGCTCGCGGGAAATCAACTTATTCAGGATGGGACAGCTTACGAAATCGAGTTCGTTGACACTGCGCAAGGGGCGTTTCTTACTTTGATGCTTGTGAACCCTAACGGAAAATGATTAGCGCGACATTCGAGGTTAGGATGGACGAGTTTAACGCTGCGATGAACCGCGTGATGCGCGAAACCCGGCGCACCGCTAGTGATGTTGTGGAGCAGCAAAGCAGATTGACTGTCCGCGACGTAATGAAGTTCACTCCTCCAACAGGCAATGCGCCTGTTACCGAGGGATGGCCAGCGCAAAAGCAAGCTGGTGAGAACGCAATCCGAAACGATTTTAGTCGAGGATTCCAACCTGCAAGAGATTGGGAGGCGTGGAAAAACATTTTCCAAAACCACCGCAAGCTTGAGTTGTTCAAGAACTATTTCAATCAGCGTCGGTGGACGGCCATTCAGACCGTTATGCGCCGTATGAATCTGCGGTTTACGTTGCTAGTGAAGGCCAACACCCAAGCGCACCAGAGGATTCGCAATAGGCGGGGAAGGATAAGGAACAACAAGGGCTATTTGGTTTTTGATGTTAATTCGGTTTTTACACTGCTGAATAAGAAGCTCAAGAACGTGGGTATGGCAAAATCGGGATGGGTGCAGGCAGCAACTGAATTAGGGGTGCCGATTCCGCCTTGGATTCGCCGCCATTTTCAACCTGGGGAAATCGTGATCGACCTTTACGAGACAGACAACCCAACTGTCTATTTCTCCAACCTCAGCAGACACGCCAACGAAATCGAGGCTGGCCTGAGTGGCAGCGAAAGAATTGTGCAGCGAGCCATAAACCGACGGGCCGAGTCTATGGAACACCAAATGAACGCCATGCTCGGGATTCAATTTGACGGTTACAAATATTGATTTATGCCAGCCGTTTCCAACATAGAAGCAAAGGTCGAGGAGGCTTTCAGATCCTTTCTCGCCAACCATCCAGACCTTTCCGGGCTCGGGCTCGGGCTCAACTTTTTTACTGGCGTGGAGGATGAGGATCAGGCGCTACCGTGCGTCGTTGCTCACGCCATGAGCGCCACTGAGGAGCCGCAGGGGTTCGGTAATTACTTTGTAGAGGTTGCCGTATGGGTCAAAACCAAACTGCACCAGGCGGACCCGAGCAACCCCACTGAGGACCGGAAGGCTGCGCATAATACAAATGTAGCTGCAGTGCGTGACGCTCTCAGCACGGATGACCTCGCAAGCCAGCTATCGGCAACTCAGCCTGATTTCTACGCATTCGATCCGGTTGTTGGTGGCGCAACTCAGCATGGCGTTGATGGAACCACGGCTAAGACCTTGAAGCAGTTTAAGGTTTATTGCTGCCCCATGGACATCACGTAGCCGTTGACTCTCGCCATTCAATAGAATGGCAAACGAGATCATTTTAGGCGCTTCACTTTCGCACACAAAGAACGGAACAACCGTTCAGGGCTCAACCTCGCTGGCGATCACTCAAAGCGGCTCAAAGCGGATTGCCAACGTGCAGGCCATCGGAACAACCACGGAGGCGCTTGTTTTTGGCGATGTTACACCCGCCTATCTTTATTTAAAGAACCTCGATTCTACAAATTTTGTGATGGTCGGCCTGAATGCGACCACATCCAGCGGCAACGCATTCCTTAAGCTCCTCCCTGGTGAAGTTTTCAGCGGCCACGTAGCGCAGTCCACGATCTACGCCATCGCCGACACCGCATCTTGCAACCTCGAAGTCGTGGCAATCGAGCTGTAAACCTATGGCATCAAATCAAACCGGCAGAGCTACAATTTTTGGTTTTCCTGGTTCAGTTTCTTGGACCGGCATCGGCACGCTTTACAAGGAATCCGGCGACTTCTCCAGCGAGTTCAAGGTTGATCGTCTGATGGATGAGGACAATGAGCCACAGGGACTGATTGCGTCTGGGGAAATGTATAAGGCAACTTTGCAATTCACCCCTGTATCTAATGGCTCGACTTTGGCGGGTGCCCGCCTGTCCCTGGAGCCGCCCGCAAAACTGGCCCGCGTCACGCTAACAGGCTTCGATTGGTCTGGTGCAAACTCGGCCCAATGGGTTTACACTGGCGGCTGGAAAATCGCTTTCAAAAAGGACGGGATTGCGACTTATTCTTTAAACATCGAACGATCCCCGCTCCGCGACCTAAGCACCCCAGTTTCTTAAACATTTCAACAACTATGGAGGCCGATTACTTACTCGCGGCCATTCCCGAGCCGGTGACAATTTTAGGGCACCGGCTTTTGCCGTTCTCCCTTGGCCATGCGAAGATCCTTCGACGGATGGGCAACGCATTTGCCACAGGTAAAGCGCCCAACCTTATTGACCTTTTGACCGCAGTTTTCACTTGTTCAAGGCAGTATCACGAAGCGGTTGAAGGGTTGGAAGCGTCAGCTTTTTCAGCCTACCAAGAGGAATGGAACAAGGTGATTCCATCTTTTGATTTTCTGGCCGAGTGTCAAAAGTTCGCTAAGTACATGCGCGAGGGATCGCTGTGGCCAGAGCTTCATGATCCAGAAGAGGGCGGGAGGATGCCGGGGGCTCCATTCATCCAGCGGGTGCAGCTAATCCTTCAGGGACATCTGAATCACTCTGTTTCCGAGGCGCTAAACAAGCCATGGGGGGAAGCGCTGCATGATTACTTTGCCTTTTGGGAATTGGAGGGGCAGATCAAGATTTTGAGCCAGGACGATGTGGATAGCGTGACAAACGCCCGAGCACAGCAGATCCGTGAGGAAATTCTAAAAGAGTTCAGGGAGAAAGGCGGTAAGAATGGCTGAGTTAAAAGTCAAAATCTCGGCCGATACCAGCGGTTTCACGCAAGGCATGAACTTCACCAAGAAGGATGTTCAGGCGTGGTCCCGTGTCATGCAGCAGGAGTCCGAAAAGAGCAAGAAGGTGGTGGAGTCTAATATGCTTGCCGCTTTTGCCGGCATCACTGCTGCGGCTGCGGCTGCGGGAGTATCGATCAAGGAATCCCTGGATTTCGGGCAGCAGATGCGTGGAATGGGTGACCGCACTGGAATCTCAACAGAGTTCCTTCAAGGCGTTGGGTTGGAGGCAGCAAAATCAGGAAGTAGCGTAGAGGAAGTTGTAAACTTCATGGAAAAGCTGGTCGCAAATTCGCAGCGAGCATTGGGTGGAAATAAGGAGCTTCAGCAGACCTTTGAGCGCATGGGGTTGACCATGCAGGATTTGGAAAACGATTCCATTGAGCAAATTTTCAACAAGGTGCGCGAACACATGCGCGACACTAAGCTGGACGCTGAATCCCTGGCCGATTTGCTTAGAGTCGGAGATGAGGGAGCCGGAAAGCTTGTTCCAATGCTGCGCGGCGAGGATTCGCCAGAGTGGATCAGGAATTCCGACGAAACGATTACTAAGCTCGGCGTGCTAAAAGACGAGTTCTCCGAGCTGTGGGCTATTATCAAGGCAGGAATTAGGGACGTGGTGGAATTCTACCTATTTCCAGCCATGGACTTCCTGACTATGGGCAGGCTTTCCAAGCAGCTTAAGGATCGGCAAAAGAACCAAGGTGACGAGCAGGCCATAAAGGTTTCATCGCGAGCTGAAGATGCTCAAAAAAAGAAAGAAGAAGAGGAAAAGAAAAAAGCACAGAAGGAAGAAGAGAAGCATGCTGAAAAAATAGCAAAACTTCAAGCGGATGTTCAAAAATCAGTTCGAGAGTACCAATTCTCCCGACTCAAAACCGACGAGGAGCGGATCGCTTTTCTTGAAAAAGAAAAGGCCGCAATGGTAGATGTAATGAACAACCTTGACCCCGAGAACGAAGAAAGCCGATTGAAAGCGCAGGCGGACGTCAATCGGACCCAGAAGGAAATTGACCAGCTAAAAGACAAGGAAACTGACCGGATGCTGGACGAATTGGGTCTAGGTGTGGCAGACAAGGCATTCAAGCCGCCGAAAGGTGCTCCAGATTCGCTGGTGAGCGTCGGCAACTTCCTTGGCAGCGACCCTAACGCAAAAATGGAGCGTGAGCTAAAAGAATCCAAAGACCTCCTACGCGAAATCCGAAACAACACCAAGCCAGCGATGAGTGGAGGTGACTACCCGCAATGAGCAACGCTGTAGGAACATCAAAAACACTTCGCCGCAAGTCTCAGGGGTGGGACGCGAATACAGGCACGTACGAGCAGTTTGAATGGACTGGCACCAAGGGCGCAATTCTTGGAATGATATCGGGCGTTAAGGCGGTCGCTCAAAGCTACGAATACGATCACGACGGTGCAACCTATCGCCTATCCTATCGAATTTCCAATGACCCTAAAAACCAAGAAGTTCAGGATGAGGTAAGGATGGATGTTCACCGTGTTCATAAGAGCATTTTCGAGCCACCACTTGGAGGAATGACAATAGATGAGTTGCGGGAAGTTCAGGAATACGTTGAGGACAAAACAAAAACGGACATCCCTGAGGATTGGTCAGACCTTCAGCTTGAGCTTTACGACTTGGGGATTCTTGGGGTTACAAGCCGAATCGTTTACCAGCCAGTAATAATCCGCACCAGTACAGCAGGCCCGAAATATGGATTTGTTCCAGATTATTCTTTGACTGGCAAGGTTATTCATCCTGACAGCATACAGGCAGCGGTAAAGGCGAAGCTTCCAATTGCACCGCCAAACGACACTTACGATGGAGACGGAGGGTTTGTTTATGGGTGGTTGCAACACGAACCAACATACACGCTGGTTGCAAACAATAAGGCTCAATTTCAGGTTGAGTGGGAATATGGACTTTGGTCAACGTTTCTCTATGGTAATGCAGTGACAGTCTCTTAACCTATGGCCACCATTCACCCAAAGCCACTCGTTGCAAAGACCCGAGAAACCGTGTGGCACCAACGGCACTCGGAAAAGCAGCGATCTAACCAGATCGTCGAAAGCCCGGACATTCGCCCTGTCCCAAGCACGAAGGGAACAGCACTGTTTTTGAAGCGTTTCCCGAAGGGCGGCGCACCATCGAGCGGAATGGTCTTCAGAGGCGAGTGGAGCGCCATCGAATCTTATTCTACTCAAGATGTGGTTGTTGTGCGTGGCGGCATATCTGCGGGAACCTACGTGTGTGTGCGGAATAATCCGCCGGCGACGGCACCGCAGGATCCGGCTTCGGATCCAAGCCTGGGGATTTATTGGGTTTGTCTCAGCCGTGGCCCGACGTGGGGACAATACTTCTAAGCTATGATTCAGCGCGGCTCCGAAATCAAGCAGACGGATTGGGATGCGCTGGCGACGTTGGCAAATTCCAAAGCGCAGTTGACAGGGAAGCCTTACCGGTTTTTGCCACTTTGGTTTGTGTGCTCGAACGCGGAGGCAATGCTGCGATGTTGGGCGGCCTGGGGAAGTGAGCCGGCCGGGAATTTGTCGAGTGGAGGGTTTGCGGTCCGCACGGATATAAAGAAGGTTTTTCGGCTGAAGCATTCCGATTACACGCAGGCGGGGAGTTGGCAGGAGGAGGCGCACTTCAAGGCGGCGGCCACGACCATTGAGCGGACGGCGCTGACCGGGCTGGCGGTGGGGGATTTTGTGTACCAGACCGATGTGTCGACTTGGTTCCGGTTGAATGCTCTGCCGGCGACGGCGCAGGGGAATTGGTCGGTTTATACGGGATGGTCTGGGGAGTTGAACCGGATGCGGCAGGCGATGTTTTTATTTTTTCGCGGGAACCCGACAGCCTGGCATTTCAAGGATGGGGAATGGTACTCAAGAGAGCTGGGTCCAAATTTGTTCACGGGGCAGAGGTTTTCCTTTCCGGTCTCAGGTAATGCCACGCTGGAGGTGACAAATCCCGGGGACCTAGCGCGGCCGTGGGCCTTGCGGCATAGGTCGATTCGGTATGTGTATCCGGGCGCTGCAGGGAAGAAGATTAAAACGGTGGTGACATCGGCCGCGCGGGTGTGGGGACTGGATGCAGCGAAGCTGAATGAGCTGACGGTGCGGTGGAAGTTTTCTACAACGAAGGCGGGAAAGTTGACGGGGACCATCAAGTTCTTTTTTTCGTTCGGGCAACCGCCATTTACCTTTCGGCTTTCGGGGAGCATGGAGGTTGTGACGGCGCAGGCCTCGGCCGGAGACAATTTTAATCAGACGGTGACGGTGACGATTGGGAAGGACGACTACAAAGGGGAGGTGCTTTCGTTGATATGCACGGCCGCGACTAGCTGGAGGACCGGCGCTGGGAACGGGAGCGCGGATTTTCGGTTTGAGGTGGAGTCGGATCCGAGTGTGACGGGGAACCATATTCACGGGGCAAGCCCGGTGGCGGAGGCGGTGGCGACGACGGGCCCAGATGGGGAACCGGTGAAGGGGTATGGGTATGACTTTTTTGGGAACGCGACGAATGGAAATCAGCCCGGGTGGCTAATGACGGGATCAACCTCGATTGATCCGAATGGAGCGCCGGCGGGTTACTTTTGGACGGACCCGTTTCCAATCGCCTGGGTGAACGCGAATGTGGGGATGGCGGCATTAGCTCCGCAAGCGAGCGCAGCGGCGAGTTCGCAGGATGGCTCAATCTTGGTCAGTTCGGCAATCAATTACCGCGTGCCTAGGATGTTCTTTAAACGAGATACAGACACACCAAACACGGTAAAGCTTCGCAATGGTGCAAACATTGTGCCTGCGGGATCAACTGTGGCGGAAGTGCATGTAAGACGAACGCTTGGTGTGGGAACCTTAGTGAATACCAGAAATGCCATTCCAGTAACGATTGGGTTTATTCGTAGCGGTGCATTTGCGGCATTGCAAACGGTGAATATCCCGGCGGGACAGGAGGGGGTGACGATTTATCCCGACTGGATCAACTTCACGCAGGATTCGCTTTGCTACCAATGCGCCGAGCGGGTCGATATTCAGGCCGCACTTGTCGCCCCTTCCCCCGCTCCTGGGTTCGACAATCCAGGCTATCCTTCAACCCCGCTTCCTTTGGCGCATTTCCATTACAACACAACTGCGGACATGCTCAGCAACCTGACCTAGCCCGTTGACTCCCGCCATCTTTTGATGGCATTGCTGGAATTATATTGGGACGTTAAAAGCAGGAAGTTCATTAAAAGCATCTATGACACTTCCGAATTTTCCTTTGGGACACTTTCGCAGGAGGACGTTTACTCATTCGTTGTTTACCCCGTCAAAGTAATTGACCCCACTTTGCAACCCGCTGCCGCCTTTATTGGTGCATCTGGTTATTCCTTTAAGATTGCACTCGGGGACGAAGACAACCCGCTTGCAACCGTAACTCTCTCCACTGTCACGGATGACGGAAACGGAATCACTGGCGCAACCCTAAACCTGAACACTTCCGGCATTAATAACTTGGCCGCAGACGCCCAGATTGAGCTAGAGGGAATCCTTTATTCTGCTACAGAAACTTTTCGGGGCTCCCAGCAAGTTGCCATCCGAAAGTCGGTGTTGCTCGCTTCTTCTGTAGTGGAAGTTCCGAGCGACACCGCACTCGGAAAAAATGAGGCTGAGGGGATTTATATTCCGCGCTCTGGCACCACCTCAATCCTTTTGGTTTCACAAGACGGGACCAAATCAGCCCGTATCTACCTTGATAACGATGGAACCGTCCGAATCCCCGGCATAACATGAAAAGGTTTCTCTCTGCTTTTGCTTTACTGTTTTTGGCTTTCTCGTCTCAAGGTGCGGAAATTATAACCGCGACTCTGACCTTTACCAACACCCCAACCAACGGCGCGGCTATTGTGGTGAATGGTGCAACCCGATATTGGACAAACAACGCATCGGCCAGTCCTTCAACCCTCATCCTAACCAATGCGACTATCGGCGGGAGCGCGACTAACTTCTTTCTTCACATTTCGCGGTACCCGTTCAACTCCGATCACATACCGGGCCGGTCATCTTCCAACATCGTGACAATCAAGGGCGGGGTAGGTGCGCCGATGGCTGTGACTGCGGCGGGTTATACAACTGTGACATATGCCACAAACACGGCCAGCGCGAGCACGTATTTGGTGAGAGTTCCAATTACAGAGGAGGTCTCCAGCAATCAGGTGGCAATCGCTTCGCTTTTGGTTAAAGGCCAAAGTGACAGCAGCACAAATAGTTTTTCCACAAATGCAACAGCGATGGCCAATTACACCACCCTGACGACTGGCCAAACCCTGAGCAATAAAACGGTCCGGGCCTCAGTCCTCGAAAACAGCCGAATCACAAATGGAATCTTGCACGTCACAAATGGATTTGGAAGCAACCTTGTTTTGCATACGCCAACACTGACGAATGGGGTGAATTACGGGAACGCATTTGATTCTCCCGGCGTTGGCACGGGAAGCCTTCAACTAGGGACTGGCGCTCAAGCTACAAATACCCATTCCGTGGCAGTAGGCCCAAGCGCATCGGCTCTTGGCTCAGGTGGAACAGCGTTAGGCTACGCTTCCTATGCGTTGGAGGCGGGAACAGCGTTAGGCGGCGGCGCGGCGGCATGGACAAATGCTGTGGCGATTGGCCCCGATGCTGCAGCGGTTGAAAATTCATCCATTGCAATCGGCCCATCAGCAACAGCGGTCCATGTTAATTCTGTTACCATCGGCTCAGGCTCCAGCACCACATCAAGCAATCAAATCATGCTTGGGACAGCAACGATTGACGTTCGAGTGAACAACATTCTACAGGCCGGAAGCATCACCAACAGCACCTTTACCGGCACCAATACGCTACAAGGTAGCATCGCAACCCCCGTTTACGCTCTCGGATCGCTAGCCAACGGCAACAATGCAGGCGTGTTATTCTCGAACGTCTGGAATCAAATCAGCGGACCAACTGCAGCCTTCACAATCAACGGTATCGCCCACGGTAATGGAAACCGTAACGGGCTCATCATCGAAATTGAGAATCCGACCGGCTACCAGATGACAATCGCAGACAATAGTGGAGTGGACCCAACAGCAGCCAACCGCATCCGGACCGGCATAGGTGCGGACATTACAATTACGAACAATCCTGGATGGGTGCGCCTGATTTACGATGCAAGTGCAAGCCGTTGGAAGGTTCAGTTCCGGAGCAATTAGAATGAAACTTCTCCCCTCCATCCCGATTCTGTTCCTGGCGTTGGCCGTGCAGGCGACAGACGTAACATTTCCTTTTTACGATCTCGTCCAAAGCGCGGACTTTTTCTCAGCTTCAACCAATGTCGTAATGCGAATAAAATACAATGATGCTCCCACGGTTTACAACGGGCGGATCATTCTCAAGGATTGGCGAAGCTGGACAAATGATCCTTCTGGATCAACCACAATAACAAACCTTGTGCCGGGGCGTCACCTCGTAACCCTAACAGCCAGGAACTCGGAAACGTCATTCACGATCAATGTACCAGATACGAACGTCACCATTTCGGCGGCTACCATCACAGTAACAGCAACAAATAGCGTATCAGGTACAGGCACGGCCTATTCTCAAGCATCCTCAGACGCCCGCTTCCAAGCTAAAACAAACGGCATCTCATCCAGCGAAATTGCCGACGGACTGATCGCGACCAATCGACTGCGAGTGAAGGTGACGAATGGCGCGAGCCCTTCCGCCGGAATGGTCCTGACTGCGATTGATACGAATGGGACAGCAGTTTGGAGTAATGCACCAGCGGGAGTGGGTGGCGGTAGCAGTCAAAACTCTTTCACCAACGGGGCGCTTTACGGCACTGTTTCGCACTACCGCGATCCTGTCCTTGGGGTGGAGGATTTCCGCTTGTATTATCCCGACGCCAACCATTTGGAATTTGATGACGTGGTGAATGATACATTTGTTTACATCTACAATCGGACAAATCAAACACTGAGCGTTCCGAGTGTAAGCGCGGCATCTGTAACCGCTGCGAACGGTGCCGCGAACATGGTGCCGGTTTGGGATGGCAACAAAAAGTTTGTTTCCTCAGGTGTGGATGCCAGCTACTTAGCCCTAATCAACGGCTTGACGGACGTTGCGCAGGATCAGCTTGATGCGTTGAGTGACAGGGTTTCAACGTTGGAGTCTTCGGGCGGCGGCGGGACAAACTACGACGTTCTCAACATTGGAACCCTCAACGTCACCAACGCTCTCGGGGTTGCTTCTGGCGGAACAGGGAAAACAAATGTCACGGCAGGTCGAATGCTCTCCGGCAATGGAACCAACGCGCTTGATGAGGTGATTATCGGCTCTGGTCTTTCTCTATCAGGTTCGACTGGCAGCACACGCACGTTGACGGCTAGTGGAGGCGGCAGCGGTGGGGCATCCTATTGGGACACCAACACTTCGGGTAACATCACTAACACAGGCAATAGAAAGGTTCTCATCAATGGTGGCATTCACTCGGCTGCGATTTTCGACCCGGATTATTCGCTAGTCATGGGTGACAACGCAGGGGCGAACGCACACGGGTCTTTTTCGGTAATGCTAGGCGTAGAGGCTGGCCGGTATTCGGACCAAGCCAACGGTGGGTTAAATGGTCAAAATGTTTTGATTGGCTACCAAGCTGGAGAGTTTTCGCAAGCCTATGCTTCCACCTTTATTGGCTGGTCGGCTGGCAAAGCGTGCTTGGATGCCGTGTCTCAAGTGGGCGTAGGTTACGGGGCCCATCAGAATGCTGTTAATAGTAGTGGATCGGTTGCGGTTGGTGTGCACGCCGGGGAATCCATCCAGAATAGTTCTGATTCTGTTGTGGCTGGATACCACGCAGCAGGTAGCCTTGGTTGGAGCAATAACACGGGTGTTGTGGCTATTGGTGGTCACGCTGCGGAAGCTTGGCACGATTCTTATTATGGTATCGCAATTGGGAATTACGCTGGTAATTCCGTAACGAATGCCGCTGGGTCCATATATATCGGACCATTCACAGGCACTAACCGAGCCAGCACACTTGTAATTGAAGGTTCGGCCACGGCAGTGAATCAGAACGTGGGCGGGTCCGGGGCACTCATTTATGGCGAGTTTGATAACCGAAGACTAACATTCAACGGGACGGCAAAGGTTGGGAATACGAATGGGAGTTTGGTTGCTGCTTCAGCAGCGTTTGAAGTGGATTCAACAACAAAGGGCCTTCTTCTGCCACGCATGACTAAAACTCAAAGAGATGCAATTGGCTCACCTGCTGCTGGTCTAATGGTTTACCAGACCGACAACACGCCGGGACTGAGGGTTTACAACGGCACAAGCTGGATGCGATTTACCGAAACGGCGGATTAAATGACACTCTTCCTCTCCATCCTCATTTCCCTGTTCTGGGCCGGAAACGATCCGTACGCGCAAGGCTATCGCGTTTACTACCGCGAAACCCCTGACCTGCGAGCGGTCCTTTCTGGAACAAATTGGGATTGGAGCGTTGACACCAAAGAGAAGGCGTATTCGGTCAACGTTGCGCCTGGCACTTTCCATGTGATTTTGGTGCGCGAGTATTTTACGGACGGCACCGAAGCCGATTGTTCTCGGATGCTGTTCTTTTATTTCGACCCGAATTTAGAAAGGCCATGCGAACCTTGAAAGAAATATTCGACCATTTTGAAAAGCACACTGGCAGACTGATGGGAACAAATGCTGTCGTTCTCGGTGTGTCATTTACAGAAATTGAGGCCGCTCTGAAAATAATTCTATTGGTCCTTTCCATTGCAGTTACCGCAATCACCCTTTGGCGAAAACTCCCTAACAAGAAAGACAAAAACGAAAATGAGTAGTGATACAATCCAAACACTGGTACGCACGGCCCTGAAAATGGGAGGTGCGATTCTGATCCAAAAAGGCGTGACCACTGACCCGACATGGGAAGCGGTGGTTGGCGGCGTCGTGGCGACTGTCGGCATCATCTGGGGCATCCTGCACAAGAAACCGGCGGCACCTGCACAGTAACGTGTGTTCACCGCGCAGATCATCGCCCTCCTGCTCGCGATTGCAAAGGCTGTGCCGCCACTGGCGGACCTTTGCAAAACGCTTATTGGGACACTCAAAGAGTGGGACCAAAAAAGGAATGAAGCTACTGCGCTTGAACGAAAGGCTTCTAAAGACGATCTTGTTGACCAGCGCATTGCTGACGCTCAACGGGTGCATTCATCCGAGGCTCAACAACAGCGAGCGGCTGGTGAATCGACCGGACTTCCCGCAAGCGGTTCAGGCAGCTCCGGAGTGGACAAGGGAAGCTCTTAAAACTATTAACGAACTCGAATACGAGATTGAGAGGAAATGACAACACCATTAACACCTCAGTGTAAATCAGTTTGGGAGTCCTTCCTATCGCATTTCAGGCCAGCTCCAGAACCGATGTTTGCACCTCCACAACGCGCACCGGAAGCGCCGCCAAGACCGAAGGCAGTAGCAGGGAAGGCTGTCATTTTCGGCGCAAAGCCTATTCGCCCGATAATCAACCTACCAGCCGACGTGCGCAAGGTTCGGTTGCGTCTTCGCAACAACAGCGTTGGAAGGGCATTCCTGAGATTCGATGACCGAATCGAGCATTGGATCCTGATGCCTGCCGATGAGCAAACGCAGAGGTGCGCAGAATGGAAACTCGGCTACCACCAAGGAACCAACTGGATAGATGAGCACAAGACACATTTGCGTATAGGATGAAACCTCCCAAAAACTGCACATGGAACGAGGAAGCGCCGAGGATTGAGAAGATACGGAAGCGCAGACCTAAGCGCACCTCCGACAATAGAAAGACCCCTCGTAACTGATTTGGATTTCGCGCAACCCAAACCAGTCGTGATAGCAGTCGCAGAGTTCTAGCGTGGGCCTCCAGAATGTCCCTCGGCGCAAATCATTACTTGGTTTGGATGGATGGGATCAATGTAATACGCAATCCTCGGCGCTCTCAGGCATCTGGAAATAGAATCCTCAGAGGCGTAGTGTTCTCCCGCTGGTCCTGACGCCATCCACCTGTGGACACCATCAGATTTTCCCCAGTGGCCACGATTAATACTTTCCAAGTCCACAACGGGCAGGCCAAGATCTTTTTCGATCCTGGCCTTTAGTTTTTCAGCCGGCCTCATTCGTCAATCACGGTGAACCATTGAGATGTTTCGCTATTCCAGAAAATGCCAGTTGGTTGACTACCGCGCATCCATCCTTTTGGGCCACATTTGAAGCCGCGAGCACGAAGGGCTTCGCGGACAAAGTTGATGTCTTTGGATTCGATTACGATTCGGCTTTTCATTCTCACTCCCCTTTTCCAATCTTTTTCAGTTCGTTGTAAACAGCTTCAGTAAACTCCATCCGCGCTTTTTCGTCCGTCAAAATCCGGGCAACCTCCCACTCAAGGATCACGCGGCCAATCAGGTTATCGTCGGCGTGCGGACGCTTCGACATTTTCTTGTGCTCCTCGATCTTCGCATCAACCCATCGCTGGATTCCTTTACGGAGTTCGTACTTGTCGGGGGTGAGGGTTTTCAAGGTGGATAGTTGTGAGGGGGAGACTTCGGCTTCTAGTTCCGGGTTAGCA